TAGTCCAGCTAGTAAAAGAGGTGGCACAGCAGTGGGCTTGGCACGTGCTCGCCAGTTTAGCCAGCGTGAAAGTGTTAGTTTGGACATAGTTAAACGCACATACAGCTTTCTAAGTCGTGCGGCAACATATTATAAGCCTGGAGAGAATACTCCTGGCACACAGGCTTACTTACTGTGGGGCGGACCTGCAGGCTTAACCTGGGCTAAGAACATCTTAGACAAAATTGAATAAATTTATATAAATACACTACGAACAGAAATATCTGTTCAAAACATTTACTCGGAAAGAGGCGCAGATACAATGACTGACCAAAACATTGGCGACACCGAAGTTACTGATACTTCCACAGATAACAATCAGGTAACAGTGAAAACTTTTACGCAAGATGAAGTAAACGCTATTCTAGCAAAGACTAAAACACAGCTAGAAAAGAAGTACGCATCAAAATATGAAGAACTTGGAGATCCAGATCAACTACGAGAAATCGTTAGTCAGCATCAAAAGATTCAACAAGAGCAACAACTTAAACGTGGAGAGTTTGATCGTGTAATACAAGAATTAGCGGCCAAGAAGGACGCAGAAATTCAAAAGAGGGATAAAGTAATAGAAAGTTTCAAAGTAGAAACTCCTATTGTTGATGCCGCGGCACGTTATCGTGCTGTAAATCCTGATCAAGTTAAAGCATTGATTCGTAATCAAGTTAGACTTAGTCCAGAAGGCGATGTTGAAGTATTAGATGAAAAGGGTGTTGTTCGCTACGATGACAGCGGCAAGCCCGTAAGTGTAGATAGTTTTGTCCAATCGTGGCTACAAAGCAATCCGCATTTTGTGTCGGCAGCACCTGCCACAACTAATACTAAAAGCAATGTCACAGGCAATCAAACAAAGAAGTTAGACATTACAAAACTGGATATGAAAAATCCTGAAGATAGAAAAATCTACGCAGATTATAGAAAATCTGTGGGATTAAGATAAAATTCATTAAGGAGAATTTATTATGGCAATCGGCCCATCAACAACCCTACCAGGATCATTAAACGATCTATTGCCTGAAATTATTCAGGAAGCAATGTTCGTAGCAAGCGAACGCAGTATTATGCGTGGTCTTGTTAAGAACTACACTTTGGCTCCAGGTCAAGGTAAAAATGTAAATGTTCCAATTTACCCAAGACAAACAGCATTGCCTATCACTGAAGGTAATGAAGTTGACAGCACACAAGTTTCTACAAACACAGCACAATTGACTGTTGGCACAGTTGCTATTCGCACTTTGCTCACAGACTTAGCTCGCACATCAGCCGCAAGTAATGTTGTTGCTGACTTGGGACGCTTGTTCGGTGAAGCAGTTGCTCGCAAAATGGACACAGACTTAACAGCTTTGTTCGCTAGCTTTACAGCACCTACAGGTGGCACAACTCTTATCACTGTTGAACAAGTTTTCAAAGCAGTAGCAAAACTACAAGCAGATGCTGTTCCTATGGAAGGTATGGTCTGCGTAATTCACCCAGAAATTGCATATGACCTAAAAGCTCAATTGACAACTGCTGGTAATACACCATTTACATCAGGCGGTTTCCTTGACATTGGTAACGAAGCTATGAGAAGTGGTTTTGTTGGCACATTGGCTGGAATCCCAGTCTATCAAACTAGCAATATGGCTAACAGTGGTTCAGCAGGTAACTATGTTGGTGCTATTTTCCAACGCGATGCTTTGGGTCTTGGTATGATTGGTGACATCAGCATTGAAACACAGCGTCGTGCAAGTTTCTTGGGTGATGACATTGTATGTTCAGCATACTATGGCACAGGTGTTTTAATGGCCGACTATGGTCGTGCATTGAACAACAACTCAAGCATCAACCCTTAATTGCTAAATTAATCTAAAGGAGCGTCGCAATGAATAAAGCATTTATATACAGTTATAAAACATTTGTAAGTTTTGCCACTTATGAGGATGTCACTCAACGCGACGCCAGAGTTTTTGAAGCCAATGAAGATTTAACAGAAACAGAAATCAACGATTACTTGGAACTTGCCAGTCAGCGTATTTTGACACAAATCCGAAATACCAGCTGGTGGAGAGAGTATCAGCGTAAACTAGCAAAGATAGTTGATCCTAATTTGCTGCCCGCTGTTAATCCAGATTATATATTAGCCAGAACGCAGGAGTTCAAAGACCTTAATGTGTATTTTGCATTAATGGAATATGTTTATCCTAGCGTTGCTGACTTTGGCAATCCTGACAGTGCTGAATTTGCAAAAATTAAGTTCTACAAGGACAGCTACAATGTATTATTTGACGAAGTGATTGAAGCCGGAGACTGGTATGACTTCAGTGAAAATGGCACAATTGACACAGCAGACAAGATGGCTGCCACAGTAAATAGAGTTCGTACAAGATGAGAACCGAATTATTAACTTATTTGACGGCACAACTAACTGGTGATATTAAAACCAGTCAGGAATTGCCGTGGAGTGAAGGAACTAATCCGTTATACATTAAGAATGCTCGTAGAGTATACTTAGATGAACCTAACACTGAGCAAACAGAATTGTTTCCTACACTAGGAACCTGTTCAATCAATGCCAGAGTAACTACAATAAGATGGTATCTTAGTGTAGATGCAAAAAACAGAAACGCTGACTTAGACAGTGCAATAACAACCCTTGGTAGTGCTAAAGATATCACTACCATTACTGGTGTATTTCAACGCCAGTTTGACTATACAACTACAATAGAAAATGACAGAGTTATCTATGAAGGTGAGTATAGATTCACAAATTTAGCATAAGGAAACCGAAATGGCATACATTTTTCCAGCACCAGGTGTAGCAGGCGTTCAAGCAACGCTTCGCATTGCACTACCAGGCGGTGCAACATTTCTAGACATTCCAGCGATGCAAGACATTACCGTTAACAACAGTAATGATTTGTTTACCTGGACGCAACTAGATCAAGGTAGTAAATTAAACGTTGCAACTACAGCAACAAACAGTTTGGACTTGAACATTGTTCTTGACCAAACAGTGTTCTTTGGAACTAATCCAAGCACAGGCACAACACCTACTGAAATAGGTATTTTTGGCGTAAGTAAAAACAAAGTACGAGTTGCTTTTGAACTATACTTAGGCGATACAAGTGCTGGTGCCGCAGGTAAGACTATGAGTGGTTTTGCCTACGTTACTGGTTTGGCTCCAACAGTTAGTGCAGATGCACCTGTATGGGTATCACCTTTGACTTTAACAGTTGACGGTGACTATTCAGTAGCTTAATTCTCAGGGATGGGAAGACATTAACCCGCTTCGGCGGGTTTTTGTTTGATTATTTTTATATAAATAACATAGTAAGGAGTTTTGATGATATTTGATGACAAAACAGATGATGAGATATTGCGTAGTTTAGAAGCTGAAACAGCCAAGGCACTGAGTGAACTTAGATGCGCTAGAAAAGATTTAGAACAAGCAGAAGTAAGACTGCGATTTGCACTGAGCACAGTGCATTATTTGAAACAACGATTTGAAGGACAATGATATGAAGTTAACCCAATTAAGCAAAAAACCAGAGTTAGTAAAAGTAGAACTCACAGATGAGGAAACCATTAAAGAATATGGTGAACCACTTGAGTTTTGGATCTACGACAGAACAGGTATGGATGTGTTTGTCAAAATGGCCACAATGAAAAGTGAAGACTTTGGTGATATGGTTGAGATTGTGAATAAAATGATCCTTGATGAAGATGGTACGCCAATCGTCAAGGATGGATACTTGTTACCCAGTAATATTTTAACTAGAGTAATAGGTAAGGTAGTAGAAACACTGGGAAAGTAACGCAGGAAGCCTTAGATCCCGAAGGCGTTGAAATGAGTATGTTGCTCAGTATAGATGCCATAGGGAAGCGTTATAGTTTATTGCCCAGCGAAGTAATGACCAAGGCTTCCACATTTGATTTAGTAGTATTAGATGCCGCATTAGGTTTTCAAACTTATATGCAGGATAAAGCAGAAGGTAAAAAGACTGCACCAAAATTATCTCAGGAAGAGATGATGGCAGCTTTAGAAAGGGTTCGCAAAGATGGCAATGCAATTTGATATGAGCCAGGTCAGCAAACTGTTTGATCAAGCAGAAGCTGTGAGCAAAACATTGGTCAAAGAAACCTATGACTATTTTGTTGATGCAACTCCTATTCGCACAGGTAACGCACGCCGCAGTACACGTTTACGTGGTACAACCATTGATGCTAACTATCCTTATGCTGAACGCTTAGACGAAGGTTATAGTCGTCAAGCACCAAAAGGTATGACGGGTCCTACTGAAAAGTTTTTAGAAAAACGCATCAATGATTTAATAGGAAAGATCAAATAATGGCAAACTTAAAAGTTACATTAGAACTAGATAACCAAGGTTACATTCGCAGTATCAAGGCTGCAGATGACGCTACCAAACAGTTTAACAAGGATGCAGTATCAGGTGCTAAAGACGCTGATCGTGCATTTGATGGATTAGCATCACGCACAGATAAACTGTTTGGTGCTGTGACTAAACTTAAAACTGCATTAGTTGGTGCGGCATTAATTAGTTTTGGCAGAGGTGCTATACAGGCTGCTGATGCTATCAATGATCTTAGTGAAGCCAGTGATTTAAGTATTGCTAAGATTATTCAATTACAAGAAGCACTACAACAAAGTGGCGGCAAAGCAGACAATGCCGGTAAGTTAATCACAACATTTTACAAAAGCATTGATGAAGCAAGACAGGGCAGTGATAAAACACAGGCTGCACTGGACAAGTTAGGCATTACATTTGAAATGCTTAAAACTGCTACACCAGAAGCAATGTTACAAACTGCCGCTGAAAAGTTAGCGGGCATTGAAGATCCTGCACAAAAAACAGCATTAGCCATAGACATATTTGGTAAGTCAATGATAGGTGTTAATCCTGCCAAGTTTGCTGAAGATCTTGGATTAAGCACAGAAGAATTTCAAAAGCAAGCAGCCGCAATTCAACGTGCCGCAGAATTAAATGATCAATGGGAAAAATCAATTACAAGAATTCGTCTAGCATTCTTAGAAGCATTTGGTCCTGTTATCAGTGGACTAAGCAAGTTGTTAGAAATATTAGGTAAGTTTCCAATAATTATTCAAACAATTAGTATTGCACTATTAGCCATACCTGGCGTATTTGCTGCCAGAGCTCTTGTTAGTGGATTTAGTTTTGCATTAAAAGGGTTAGATGCACTTAGAAAAGGTGCAATTGGTGCTAAAGCGGCTGTGGGTAGTGTTAATCAAGCATTATTAGCAAATCAAACTTCAGCAGTTGCTCAAGTATTTAGAAATAAAGCCAGTGTAGTAGGTGCCGCTGGTGCTGTAGGTGTAGGTGCGGCACTTTCTGTAGCAGGTGATCGTCCTGATGGAGCAAAAGCAGAAGATGAAGGTGCAATTAAAAAACAAACTGAAAATGCTGTACAACTAGGTAAAGAATTACAGGGACAACTTAATGCTGTTCAAAATATGGCAGATGGTTATCGCAGAGCCGCACAGGCCAATATGGATCGCTTGACCACAGAAGTTGAAATGCTGGGTAAGAGCAAACAAGAACAAGAAATTATCAAAGGCACAGCGGATATTAACAAACGCTATGCTGATCAAACAGTGGCACTTGAAGAAAAGCGTAAAGGTGCCAAAGGTGCTACACTTGCCTTAATCAACAAAGAGATTGCTAACTTAGAAGAAATGCGTAACAGTGAACTTGATGTGTTTAATATTACACGTGAACAAACTGCACAATACGCAAGACAACAACAAGAAATTAAAAACATTATTGACTTGATGGAACAGCAGGCTGAGTATGCTAAAGAGATTGCAGGTTTCCAAAGTCAACAAGACCAAGCAGTATTAGCAGCCTATGAACAGGTTAAAGCACAAACTGAAGCATTGGCACTAACAGGTCAGCGTGAACAACTTGAAAAGAGTATTCAAAATCTACGTGGCAGTGATCAGGCTGCTATCAAAGAATTGTTTGACTTAGAGCAACAACGTAAAGTTCAACTTGAAGCAATACAGAAAATACAAAACTTACCATTTGAAGGTCAAGGTGGTATGAAACAGCGTATGGAAGAAATCAATAAACTCTATGATCAGCGTAGAGCACAAATTGAAGCTAACACAGCCGCAACAAAAGCAGAACAGGATAGTTTTGCCTATGGTTGGACTGCCGCTGGTGAGAAGTTCCGCAACAACATTAAAACTGATGCTGAGTATGCCGCACAGCAAATGTCAAACTTTACCAAAGGATTTGAAGATGCTATTGTCAAGTTTGTTCAAACTGGTAAACTATCATTCAAGGATCTTGCTAACACAATGATTGCTGAAATGGCCAGAGCAGGCGCACAGAAAATGCTAAGTGGATTGTTTGGCTTTGGTGGTGGCGGAGGTGGATTATTAGGTGGCATTGGCAAGTTATTTGGCTTTGCCAATGGTGGTAATCCTCCAGTAGGTAAGGCCAGCATTGTTGGTGAGCGTGGTCCAGAATTATTTGTTCCACAGAGTGCAGGCAAGATTGTTCCTAATCACGCATTGGGTATGGGCGGTCAGCAAGTAATCAACAATGTTACAGAAGTAACTTATAGCATACAGGCAGTAGATGCCAGTAGTTTCCGCAGTATGTTAGCCAGAGATCCAGAGTTTATTCATAATGTAGCAGAACAAGGGCGTCGCCAGATGCCAATAAGGAGTAGAAGATAATGGCATTGCAAGATATTATTGACACAGCGGTTAACATTGAAGTTAATCGCAGTAAACTTGTGGCACAGAATATTAGCCGCAGTGGTAGAATGAGTGTGGCCAGTCGCAACTGGGCAAATCCATTTAGATTTGTAGTAACACCTAAACCTGTGTGGAAGTATGATGAATACAGAGCAATATTTGAGCCTATATTCACAGCAGATAGATTTAGCACACAAAGTATTGCACTGACAAACTACAATGTTTCAACAGGTGCAGTCATTGCCACAAATATGCTTTGGCTTACTCAATATCAAGGTGGCTTAGATAGTGGTAATGATGGTCAATTGGATAGTTATACAGCAACATCAAAGTTAGACAATGCATTGACTATTACAAAATCAGGCACACCAACTGTGGGCACGTACATTGTTAAAGCTGGAGATTACCTGCGTATAAATGGTGCAACATATCCTTATATTGTCAGCACAGATGTTCAAGTTTCGGCCAGTACTACAGAAACCATTACACTACATCGTGGTATGTTAGAATCATTTAGCACAGGTGCAAATATTTTTGTTGGACATAGAGCCGCAAGATTCAGTGTTAAAGTTAATAAACTTCCACAGATTAGATTTTTACCTGGTAAGTTAGTAGAATTTACCAGTGACTTTGAATTAATAGAGGCCATAGAATGACAACCATTATTCCAGCAGTGGACACAGAACGCAGTATTGAACACGGCGTTCTCATTGACATAACATTAACAACCATTAATGCTACCACAGGTGCCAGCGGCACTGGTACTACAGCAACATTGACGTTTGCTACACAAACACAAAATCCTTTTTCAATAGGAGATACTATTACAGTTAGTGGTGTTAAACCCGCTGCCTACAATGGTGTGTTTATAGTCACAGGTGTAACTACCAGTAGCGTAAGTTATGCCAGTGCTGCCACAGGCAGTCAAACACAGGCCGGCAATATCAGCACAACATTCTATGTTAGTAACTGTTGGAAAAATATTGTTTATAACAGTAAAACTTATCTTGCACTAGCAGGCTTTTTATCAATCAGTGAAATACAAAGCAATATTAGTAACAGCAATGATGAGATCCAAATTGGACTTAGTGCTATTCCTCCAACATTTGTCACAGCAGTATTAGGCACACCAATCAAAGGTGGTGAAGTTAATATCTATCGTGCGTTCTTTAACTATAATACACAGGCTGTTATCACAGGCGAAATATACAAAAGATTTACAGGCATTGTCAGTAACTTTGCTGTGCAAGAAGATGTAACTGCCAGTGGTGCAAGTCCAGAAGTAAGTCATACTATCAGCATTATGGCGTCTAGCATTATGGGTGTGCTTGAAAACAAGATTGCTGGACGTAGAACAAACAAACAAGACTATCAAATATATTGGCCAGAATTGAACAATGTAAATTATGCCGCTGATCCAAGTATGACTAGAATTGATGTGTTATATAATAGTAGTTTTGACTTTGGTAAGAAGTATGTGCCACAGGCAGCCAGCACAGTAAATGGTAATGGTGGCAATACTGGTTATATACCAGATCCAACTACTGGTTACGAATCCAATCCAGGATAAGATGATGTAAGGAATGATATGATTAGATTTGAAGTTATTAAAGATGTTGATAGTGTTAAAGATAAAATGGCTGAGTTGTTAGACCTGCACTATGCAGAACTAACCTTAGACAAGCACGTAATCAAGTTAGCTCCTAACTGGGACAAATATAGACAGTTAAATAATGAAAAGAAATTACTTATTGTCTGCGCTTTTGAACTTGATAAGTTAGTTGGTTATTCAGTGTTTTTCTTAGATCAACACATACACTATGAAAATAATATATTTGCTAGAAACGATGTTATATTTTTACATCCAGAGTATCGTCAAGGTATGACTGGTATAAAACTTATTAAATACAGCGAACTAGTATTAGAAGAATTAGGTGTCAGTAAAATTATTTGGCACGTAAAGTATTCAAAAGATTTTAGAAAAATCTTGCACAGAATGGGTTACCAAGACGAAGAAGTTGTTGTTAGCCGAGCATTAAAGGAATTATAATATGGCAATTGCACTAGGAACTTATGTAGCAGGTACAGTATTTGCATTAGAAGCAGGCACTGCACTGTTCTTACTTACTGCAGGTGCTACTGTTGTGGCCACAGCCTGGGGTCTAAGTAGAGTTATTAACGGTAATCAAAACAAAGGACCAAATGCTGCCGCTGGCAGTCAAGGTGGACGCATACAGGTGCCCCCAGCCACTAATAATAAAATTCCTGTTGTTTATGGTAATGCCTTTGTAAATGGTATTATCACGGATGCAAGATTAAAAAGTTTAGGTGGAGAAAACAATGATACAATGTATTATTGTATTGTTCTCAGTGAAGTATGTAATGATGCCAGTGCTGTCTATGACATTGATGACATTTATTGGAATGACCTACGTTTAGTCCCTGTAGATTCTGGAGCAAGAAGTCACGAAATTAAACAAGGTCGCAAAAACGTTGACAATCCAGATGGCGTAACAGAAGACTTTGAAGATAATATGTTCCTTCTGGATGATAAAAGTTTTGTAGAAGTTCGTGTCTATGCAGGTGGTAGCACAGCCCTTGATCAAATCTGGCCAGCACAATCAACAGGCAATACTGAAAATGCCTATACCTTTTGGGCCAACAATGATGGCTCGTGGACCAGTGCTTATGAAATGAAGGGTCTAGTATTTGCCATTGTTAAACTAACATATGGTGGTGAAAAAGGCTTTACTGGTCTAGCCAATATGACATTTAGAGTTGATAATACCATTAACAATCCTGCAGATGTTTGGTATGATTATATGACCAGCCAACGTTATGGTGCTGGCGTTGAAACTTCAGCAATAGATACAACTCCCTCAACCAGTGCTTGGGCGCAGTGGAAAGCATATTGTAATGATTCTATAACTTACACTCCAGTAGGTGGTGGATCAACTACACAGCCACGTTATAGAATTAATGGTATCATTGATACTGCACAACAGGTTAAATCAAACATAGACAGCATTTTACAAAATGGTGGTGCGTGGATGAGTTATAATGTTGCCACAGGACTATGGTTGCCAATACCTAAACGTGCGGCTACCAGCGGTGAATTGGCCGCAGCCTTGCAGTTCAGTGATGATAATATTATCAGTGGCATTACAATGGGTAGTACTCGCTTAGAAGATTTATACAATAAGTTTGAAGTTGAGTTTTACAACAAATACAACAAGGATCAAAGAGCCTATGCTAGATTAGATTTGCCTGCGGCATTGCGTAATGCCAATGAGCCAGACAATCAACTGCGTATGAGTCTTGACTTTGTAAACAACAGCGTTCAAGCAGAACTTATTGGACAGTTAGAACTGCGTCAAAGCCGTGATGATATTGTTGTAGAATTTGATACAAACCATTATGGCATACAGGCACAGGCCGGTGATGTTATTGCAGTTACCAATAGTTTATATGGTTGGGCACCAAAATACTTTAGAGTAATGCGTGTCAAAGAGATTGAAGGTGAAGATGGTAGTTTAACAGCACATATTCAGGCTGTTGAATACAATCCAGATGCTTACACAGTAGAGCCAATCACAGAATTTACAACCATTGCTAATATTGGCATTGGTAATCTAGTCAGTAGTGTTGGCTTGCCTAGTCCAAATAATCCAACTATTACAGATGTTAGAGCAGATGCCAGTATTCCAAACTTTACATTCAATGTTGTTATTCCAACTACTGGTGGCCCATTTGATGAAATAGAAGTTTATTTTACAGAAGGTTGGGACACAAATTCAGTAACTGGTAGTATTGTTCCTGGCACTGGCAGCAATGGTGTTCCAGTGGGCAAAGGTCTAATGACTGTAACAGCAGTAACTTACAATAGTATCAATCCAGGTGATTATTTTGACCTAGGTGGAGTTACTGTTGAAAGTCAATTAACGCAAACAGCCATTACTGCTAAAACTTATAGCAGTGGCGGTGCTGTTGGCACAAAAACATTTACATTAAACAATGTCACAGGTGTAGTTATTGGACAAAAACCTACAGGTACAGGTATTCCCACAGGTGCTATGGTAGTAGGTGTTAGTGGTACTACTGTTACTTTAGATAAAGCATTTACAGTTCAGGCCACGGGCACTTATAATTTTACTACAGCAGGTGGTACAGGAACTTATCAGGTCAGTATATCAACAACAACATCTGGCACTGACGATTTATTTGATCAACCATTAGAAACTGATTTTGTATACTTAAAGAAAATCACTCCTCCAGGTAATGCCAGCAACTTTGAAACAGGTGCTACTATAAGCACAGTTATAACAGAATTAGCAGCTAACAGTTTTACATTCCGCAGATACTTCTTAAAAGCACGTTTAGGCGTAAAGAACAACTTTGGAGCATTTACCAACAATGCCCCAGTTGCTTTAGATGGCACTGTTAGATGGACACCAAATCCAGTTGCCGCAGGTAAACTAACAGACCTAAGTGACGTATTGATTACCAGTCCTACTGAAGGTGAAACATTATACTATGACACTGCCAGTAATCAATGGAAAAATAATAGCATACTGAAAATCAATGACAGCGCCACTGGTGTTGAAATTTACAATACTGCTGGAACTAGAGTAAGACGAACTGAAACAACAACTAATACCACTATTACTGCATTAACTGTCAGTGGTGCAACAACAGGAACAACTGCCGCAGGTTTTGGCACAGCCATTGCTCTTGAAAATGAAATAAGTCCCGACACCTATACTGTTGGTGCATACATTACAAGTAAGCTAACAGATGTTACTCCTGGCAGTGAAGATGCTGATCTTACATTCATTCTTCAAACTGGTGGCGGAAATACTACTCCACTAAGATTAACAGGCAGCAATGCTGTCATTGAAGGTGATCTAACTGTTAGCGGTACAAATATAAACACAGGTGCCACTAACACTATCATTGAAATAGATAGAACCACTACTGGAACTACAGGCAGTGCAAGAGCTTTAATATTACAGTCAACAAGTACTGGAACTCCTACTGTAGGATTTGGCACAGCATTAGAATTTTCTGCACAGACAGGTGCGTCAAACTTTGAACGAGCTGCTTATATTGATGTTAGATCAACTGATATTACCTTAGGTAGCGAAGATTTTTCAATGAATTTTGCTTTAATGTCAGGTGGCACTACTTACACTGACAAGTTATCATTGTTAAGTGATGGAAATTTAGTTGTAGTACCTGGATATAACAATACAACAACTCCTATTGGTATTCAAGGTCCAATAGCAGCCAGCGACTTTTGGTTCGTTGGTGGTAATGATCCCAGTGGCACTGGCAGCAACAATGGTGCTATGATTATTGCCAGTGGTAATAATGGTAATGAGCCAATCTACGTTCGTCAATATACTGGTGGTAGCATAACTTTGCCATTCCCAGGTACAAATACTGTTCAACGTGAACTAACATTGTTAGATGCCAATGGTAATACTAAACTTCCTGGAACATTGACCCTAGAAGGTAGCATCAGCGGATCAATAACTTTAAGTGCTGGTGCAAGTCCAACTACAACAACTTATATATTACCTAATGCAGATGGTAGTAATGGACAAGTATTACGCACCAATGGTAGTGGAACATTAAGTTGGTATTTTGCCGCAGGAGATGTCACAGGTCCAGCAAGTGCCACAGACAATGCTGTTGTGCGTTTTGATTCAACCACTGGTAAACTTATTAAAAATTCTGGTGTTATTATTAACAACGCCAATGATATAACTGGTGTGGCTGCATTAACTATGTCAGGTGACCTAGCAGTTAATGGTGGCGATATTACAACCACATCAACAACTGCAAATATTGTAACTCAAACTGCTACTACTATTAATATGGGCACAATAGGTGCTACTACTATCAATATAGGTAATAGTTCCAGCGATATTAATCTCAAAGGCAATGCCATTGTTGAAGATAGTTTAATAGTTACTGGTAATAGCATTAAGAGTGGAGGCACTGGAAATCCAACAGCAATTCAATTGGCTGATACTGATGTGAATGTTCGTGGTCAATTAACTCTTAATGGAAATAGACTAAACAATAATGTTGGCTATGAATGTATTACAACAGGTGGTGGTGGTTTCCCAACTATAACATTCCCAACAGTAATGACAACTACGCCAAATCTTACACTGGGCAATGCATTAAAAATAAATGGAACAACCAGTGGTTATAGTCAATTCCAAGCAGCTACTACTGGAGCTAATTTAGCCTATGTTTTACCTAGTGCATATCCAACAACTAATGGACAGGTATTAGCATCAACAACTACTGGTACTATGAGTTGGACCACAGCATCAGGTGGTAGTGCTATACCAATAACTAACTCCGGAACACTAAGTGGCACACAAGCATATAGTCTAGGCCCAGGAGTTATGGCAACAGGTGCTACATTCGCTACACAATCAACTATATTAGCACAGACAATTCGCTATCAACCAATATATGTAAGTCAGGCCTGTACTCTAAGTGAAATTGCAGTATGGCAACAAACTGGAACATCATTGGCTAACTGTACCGCTATGGTATATATAGAAAACTGTAGTCCGAATTCATCAACAGGATGGCAACCTACCAGTCACCTAAGTGGAGGATACTGCGGTGAAATAACATTCTCAACAATAGCAAGCCCTACACTTAAAAGTATTACCGGTCTAAGCATAACATTACAACCAGGTGCTTATCTAATAGCAATACAAATAAGCAACTATACAGGCACATTAGGTCTTAGATATCTAGCTGGACAAGTAGCTATAGGCGGCGGTTATGTATTTGATCTAGCATCAGGAACAACAACAGCACAAACAAGTTTCGGTAGAGAATCAGTGGCCTATGTATCAGGAACACCTGCTACCGTGGCTAACTTTACAAATATAGTACCTAATAATCTTATAGGTCAAAGTTACATAGTAATGAGTAAATTCGCAAAAATATAAGGAGATAATATGACAACAAAAACTTACATACACGAAATATACGATCCTCAGGGAAATCTGCTAGAAACTAAAACTATGGAAATGGAAGTAGCCGACGAAAATCCTATCGTAGATATAGTAGCAACTTTAACAGAAGAACAACGCAGAGCATTACTAGCAGCACTTCAGGCCTAAGTTTCGTATAAATAATAGTATGGATTCCGCAGAGTCTATATCAACTTCCTCAGGAGAATAACTATGTCCGGCGTATTATCATTCAGCGATTATTTGGGTGGACCAGATAACATTCAGGTAGAACAAATCTTCCCAAGCACTAAGCGCACATACGCTTACAACTTTAATCAAGATATCACAGGCTGGACCTGGGCCATTGATTATCAAACATTGGTTGTAAACCCCGTGACATATGACCGTAATGGCGTGCCAAACTTTAGTTCAAGTCAGGTCATTGGTTATTTTCCTAAAACAGATGTAACTATAAACAGCAGTGTATTAAATGTAGTAAATGCTAGTTTAGGCACAGTTAACATTACTATTCCTGGTGGAATGTATACAGGAGCACTTATTCCTGATGCTAGAAAGAATGTGCCAATCACTATTGTAGGTATCACTTGGACTACAGCAGATACACCAAGTCAAGTCAACAGTCATCGCTGGGCATTTATACAATGCTATGAACCAGATGTTGACATTGGTAATCCTATTTTATCAGCAGGTTACACCACACTAACAATAGCCTAAGGAGATAATATGAGCAATATCTCCGTAACAACAAATCAAAGTATAATTGATGTCACTAACACCAGTGGCATTACAGTAACCACTCCTGAGGGACAAACTATAAATGTTACGGTTCCTAATAGCTCAGTAAATGTTACTAACACCACAGATGATATCACAATATTAACTGCTGGCACATTAAACATTAACAGCAGTGGTGTTATTACCAGCGTTAATGGTAATACAGGTCCAATAGTTGTTTTAGACACAGATGACATCAACGAGGGTGTCACAAACAAATATTTTACTCAAACTAGAGCAAGACAAAGTTTAAGTGCGGGCACTGGCATCAGTTATGACAACTCAACAGGTGTTATTACAAATACTAGTATTAACACTGATACAACATATACGCAAAATGCCAGTGCTGCCACAGGTGGCGCAAATCTAAACTTAGTTGGCAGCGACAGCACAATTGACACAGTAAAGTTTGCCAATGGCGCAAATATAACTGTAACAAGAACAGATGCAGATACTATTACTATTGCATCAACAGATACAAACACAACTTATACTATTGCCAGTGCCTCAACAACAGGCGGTGCCAATTTAACATTAACAGGCAGTGACAGTAGCACAGACAGCGTAGCATACAAAGGTGCAGGAGCAACTACAGTTACTTCAACCGATGCCAATACTGTTACTATTACATCAACAGATACAAATACTACATATACCCAAGATGCTACATCAACCGCAGGCGGTGCCAATCTAAACTTGGTTGGCAGTGATGCAACCACTGATAGTATTGCAGTATTGGGCAGTGGTGCAACCACTGTTACAAGAACGGATGCCAATACAGTTACAGTAAGTAGCGTAGATACAAATACAACTTATACACAAAATGCAACTAGCACAACAGGTGGTGCAAATCTAAACTTGGTAGGCAGTGATGCAACCACAGACAGTGTAGCGTATTTAGGCAGTGGTGCAACCACTGTTATAAGAACAGATGCTGACACAATCACTATCAGTTCTACGGATACAAATACAACTTATACACAAAATATCAGTTCAACAACTGGTGGTGCAAATCTAAACTTGGTTGGCAGCGATGCAACCACAGACACAGTTAAGTTTGCTAATGGCACTGGTGTAACAGTGGCTTACACAGATGCAGATACCGCAACAATCAGTATTGGACAAAGTGTAGGCACTGGAGACAATCCTATTTTTGCAGGCGGCACATTTGGTAATGTCACTGTAGGTATTGACACAGATCAAACTATATCAACTATCGCAGGCAATTTAATTTTACAAACAGCCGCTGGTGTAAATGCTGGCACAATGACTTTTACATCAGGCGCAAATGGTAATATTACACTAGACCCTAGTGGCACTGGTAATGTTGTAATGACATTTGCCAATGGCGGAAACTTAACCAATGACAGAAACTATGTGTCAGGTATTATTCGCTTACCAGTAGCTCAAACCGCAGGTGATATATATGGATTTAGCACAGGCGGATTAAACCCTAGTCGTGGTATTAGCATAGATAATACAGCTAGTGCAACAACTACCACTGGTAGGCGCACTAGTTTAATTATGCGTAACTACGCCAATGCTCCAAGAACTAGTATTATTGGAGAAGTTGCTCGTGGCACAAATCCTAGTGTGCCAACAATATTAACAAATGGCAGTGTAATGACTGAAGTAGTTGGCACTGGTTATTCGGCTGTTAGTGATGGCACAGGTTTTCAAGCAAATAATTGCACAATTACGGGCACTACATTAACCATAGGCACCATAACTTTTGGTGCACCTGCTGTTGGTCAATTATTAACCAGCGTAACACAAGGTGCAACAGTTACTGCTGGCACTACTATTACTGCTAATATCAGTGGTAGTGGTAGTGGAAGCACTTGGACAGTTAGCACAAGTCAAACTGTTGGTAGTTCTACTATGTGGGGTGGTGGTGATGGTTGGATTTCATCAAATAACGGAATCGCAGGTGCAATAAGACTGGTTGCTGGTGAAAACTGGACTAATCAAACTTCAGGCACTAATCTCGTAGTATCATTAAGTCCTATGGCTAATGCTAATACTTTGGCTTTGGCAGGTAATGCTTATAATGCATTAGTTATGAATTCAAGCACAACTACTTTAGCCAGTGACAGTCAAATATTTAGAACTAAACCAACAGCATTTGGTGGCACTAATAAGATAATGCTTCAACTAACAGATGCAACTTCTTCATT